TGCCATTTGGGTAGCATTCCATGGATCAAAACATATCTCTTTAATCTGATACTTCACTGCCTGATCTCTTATGTATTGCTTTATGAACTCATAATCCACCACATCTCCTTCAGTTGCAGTTATGTACTTTTGCTTTATCCAAACCCCGTATGGAACTCTGTCTTGTTTTTCTTTATCACTTATTCTGTTCTTAGGCATGAATGAATGCGATAACATTACATACTTTCCGTTATCTAATCTAAACTCTAAGTTCACTGATGTTAAATCAGTTGTAGCCGATAAATCTAAACCTAGATAACAAGGCTTTCCTAACAACTCATTGGTATCTATAACTTCATTACATGAATTCCAGCGTCCCATATCAAGCCATGATATTTCGCCATTTATCCATTGATTAAGGTATAACCTCCTAAACCTGGCCTCTTCGGTAGGCATTTCTCTTGCTCTGTTGGCAGATTGTCTAAACTCTTCTAAGCTCCTAAATATTCCTAATGACGGATTACATTTAAACCATGTATTTTCATCCCATATATCCGCATCTTGGTCTGCCTCATATATAACAGGGTAGAAGGTAGAGTCTTTTACTGTTCCTTCTTTTATCTTTTTTGCGTAGTCATATAACTGGTAGCATATGCTATTTATATCAACTCCGGCAGTTGTAATGCTAATTAGCATTGGCTGTGTTCTAGACCCCATTGAAGTCTTCATTACATCATATAATTCTCTGTCCTTACTTTCATGTATCTCATCGTATATAACTACATGAGCATTTGCACCATGTTTAGTACTCGCTTCTGCAGATATTGCTTTGTAGAAAGAATTTGTATCATATCTAACTATCCGTTTCTGAGATTCTATAATCCGGCATTTATTAACTAATGCTTTATTCATTCGAATCATTGCACATGCAGTTTGAAAGACTAAAGATGCTTGGTCTCTATCATTTGCACAGCTATATATTTCTGCTCCAAATTCATTATCCATAAACAAAAAATATAATACTAGTCCTGCTACTAGTTCTGATTTGCCATTTTTTCTAGGAAGAAATATAAATGACTCTCTATATTGTCTTGTGCCATCTTCGTTTATAGTGCCTATTAAATCTCTTACTATTTCCTCTTGAAATGGAAGTAGGTTAAAATAGTTTTGTGCAAATTCTCCTTTCGTATGCCTTAATAACTTTATAAACTGTACTGCTTTATCCGCTCTTACTTTGTCATACATTAATAGATGCACTCCCTAAGAAGTCTCTCCATATCATCCTCATCATCTTTCTCACCATATAGAAGCATTCTTCCTCTAGAACTAGGGGTGAGGCCAAACTCACACATAAACTCTTTACACAATTTAAGATATTTCTGAGCTATTGATACTTGAGGAAGCTGCTGAACATATCCACTTGGGGTTTTGAAAAATGTCGTATTTATCCTATCCATTTGCTCTTCTGCCTCTCTATATCTACTCCAACACTTACAATATGCTTCAAGTGCTACTAAATCAGACTTGGTGAGTACTTTAGTCCTAGCAAGTAGTGGGGCAACTCTTTCCCACTCGGCCTTTGCTATAGTATTTTTCTTAATCCACTCTGGTGGATCAGGTATTTCTCCATGTTCAAATAGTCCTTCTTCCATGTTGTAATCAGCCCTTTTGCTTAGGTTAATTCTGCTAGGATTTCCATTGAGTATATGTATCTGAGTAGGCTTAGGTTTTGCACCCGGCATTGAGCTCATACCCATCACCTCCGGTTAAATCAGAGTAAGCAACCTTCTCTCCATCACGGATAACAAATATATCATCATAGCTATCTTTAAACTTTATATACCTGGCCACTATAACGTCTGCATATTTCTCATCTAACTCCATAGTAAAGCACCTTCTTCCTAGTTGTTCTGCAGCAATTAAAGTACTACCACTTCCTCCAAATGGGTCAAATACAATATCTCCTTTTTGACTTGAATTACTCATTAGTTTTCCAACAAGTCTGACGGGTTTCATGGTAGGATGCATATCATTTATAGTAGGTCTGTCATGGTATATAACAGAGCAGTTCTCATATTGATTATTGGAAATCTCTTCTACTAGCTTCACAAGTTCTTGCTTACTCATTTTCTTGTAGTTGAGCCTCTCTTTTTGGTCTATCACTGTGTCTTTGTCTCTTGCTCCATACCATTTATGAGCACTGCCACCTTTCCAACCATATAAAATTGGCTCATGCCTCCATTGGTAGTCTTGTCTTCCCATTACCAGGCTGTTTTTGACCCATATTATACATTGCTTAACCTCCCAGCCCGATTTGTTCATAGAGACCCTAAAATTTAATCCTTCAGTATCTGCGTGAAATACATATATCGGACATCCAGACTTTGCTACGTCAAATGCCCTTTTGTAAAACTGCAGTAGAAAGTCTTTAAATGCATGATCTTCCATATTGTCGTTTTTTATTTTCATACCTTGCTCACCTTCATAATTTACGTTGTATGGAGGGTCTGTTATTATGCAGTCTACTAGTACTCCGTCTGTTAATTTATCTATATCTACTTTTAATGTGCTATCCCCACAAAGTAGCTTATGTGTGCCTAAAAGCCACACATCTCCTTGTTTTGTAATAGGAGTTTCAGGAATTGCATCATCGGGGTTAAAGTTATCTTCAACTACTGGTTCATTGCCAATAAGGGCATCAACTTCTGCAGCATCAAAACCTGTAATATCTGCAAGTCCTGCACCTCTAAGCTCAGATAGTAGAGTCCCTAATTGTTCTATGTCCCAATCGCCGCATATTTTATTAAGCGCGATGTTAAGTGCCTTTTCATCCTCTTTTCCAAGTTCTACAACGACACAATCTATTTCAGAATAGCCTAGCTCTTTTAATACTTTATATCTCTGGTGACCACCGATTATTGTCCCATCTTTATTTACAATAAGCGGGTCTACATATCCAAAATACTGTATGCTGTTTTTGATTTTCTCGTATTCCTTATCTCCAGGCTTTAGATTCTTGCGTGGGTTATATGCTGCTGGATTAAGGCTGTCTACACTTCTTTTTTCAATTTGCATTTTGTGTCCTCCATGTCATTCCAATATCTAACCCCCCTATGGTAATTCCCGAAATATTTTTTAGAGCTGCCCTGTCGTTCCCACTGCCAGCGGTTACAGCTTTTATAGGGTGGGGGGTGGTAGTCGTAATTTATATAAACAAAAACCCCGGTTTGTTCAAGATTTATCCTGCTTCTTATTTACACTGTTTACCAATTTAACATTATGTATTCTGTTATGACATGACTCGCACAAAGAGGTCAGGTTATCCTGCTCTAACCTCAAATCCCAGCGTTCCTTAACAGGAATTACATGGTGTACTAATTGTGCAAACGTTATCCTATTATGCTTCAAACATTCCTGACATAAACCGTAATCTCTTTGCAAAGTGGTCTTTCTAGCCCTTTTCCATGCACTACTGTGATAAAATGCTGTTTCTGCTATATCTGTACGAAGCAATTGGTATATTCTGTTTGTTTCCTTCTTATATCGCTCCCTGTTCTCTAAATGGATGTTGCAGTAGGTATTTCTAGTCAAATTTACACATCCTGGTATTTTACAGGGTTTAAGCTTCTTTAACAGCATGTCCGCCTCCATTTCAAGGTAAAATAAAAAAGAGGCCAAATCTCTCGATTCAAGCTCCTTTTTTAGGAATTACTTATAACATTCATTTGGGGAGTTTTATGGAGAACTTGTCTCTCCAAAAACTGCTATTATAATAATATCATGCTTGACTGTAACAAAACAAGTAGATTTCTGTAACTAAACTGTAACAAAAGTGTAACTATTCCGTACTTTTTGAAACTTGAGTCATATATGTCACAATATAACACTGAATTACTCATCTATTACTTGCATGTATTCTATAATAACTTCATCGAGTTTTTTACTAAGTTCCAGCACCCGTGGATTTAGAATATCTTCTTCCTCAAGAAGTCGGTTAAGTTCTTCCCTTAATTCCATTATCTTCAATAATATTTCTTTATTCGACGCGATCACCGCCCCTTTATTGATATTTTTTTCATATACAATTTAACATCAACTTTTATCATCATCAAGCATTTTAATTCTAAAAAGATTCTTAATAATCTTTTTAGTGTGTAGAGAATTATCCATTTTCACAGTTAAATGTAGTATGGGTGATTATGTTATGGAGAACGAAGTAAAAAATACACTTGGGAGCAGAATAAGGCAGGAACGTCTCAAAAAAGGTTGGACTATAGAACATCTGTCAGAACTTGTCGATCTTTCGCCTTCTTCTTTAGGCCTTGTCGAAAGGTCTAATAGGGCACTTAGCATTGAGAAGCTTTATGCAGTTTCACGCGTTCTAGAAGTCACTACCGATTCATTGTTAAATATTAACTCTGATCTTGAAAATACAAGAGCTGACTCTATTATGGCTTTAGTTCGTGATTTATCAGATAAAGAGTTTGAATTTGTTATGGATATTATAAGGACTATGCGAAGTAATTTTAAAAATAATTCTCTCAAATCGGGCAATTAATTCAAATTTATGTTAATTTAGGAGACTTTCTGCAATTTGTACAATATCACTAAAAAGATTAACCGTATAAAACTGAGATATTATGCCCCATAAATCAAATATGGCATATTTAGTCATATTTAAAAAGCGTCCGGATTTTTCCGTACGCTTGATATTTATCATTTTTGCTGTTTTAGGTGTTTTTAAGTATTATTTGGTATGTTACACATTATCGCTATGAAGGCATTTATAGAAATTTCGGAGTATATTGCATAATATGCCAACAGCCTCCCGTTTTATCTTTCTTATACCCGCATCTCCAACATATGAATTGTATACATTTCTAAATTTTTCATTAAACTCCTTTTCTATCGCACTCCATGTCCATTTTTCAAAGAATTTGCTTTCTACTACAAATAATTGCTCACGGCTTAATGCATTAAGTGCCGATTCTATCTGTTCTACTTCAAGCTTAAGAACCAGTATATCTCTTTTATCGTCATTTATCCATTTTTGGACAATTTCCCTTGCTACTTCTCTTTTCAGGACGCTGACCTCCACAGGTTTTGATATTTGACCCTGTACTTTCGGCATCCCAGGGTAGACTTCTTCAGGAGGCTCTATTACCAGCTCTAGTACATCATCTCCCGTACCTCTTAGTATTTTCTCTAACTCAGATATTCTAAGCATAGTAGTATCTACAAGAGCCTTATTCTGCTTATATGTGTTAAGTTTATACTCCATCCTTATATTATCCATATACATACTTAAAATCCTCCTTTACGCCTTAATTATAAGCTGTATTACATCTTCCAAACTGTATACCACTTCTGCTGTTGCACCTGCATTACGAAGCTTTCTTAAAGTAGCTTGTTGAAGCTTTGTGGGCGTATTACCAGGCCTTTTAACTTCAAACGCATAAGCATGTCCGTCTAGTATAGCTATTATGTCTGGCAAACCTATTCTGGCAAATTGTCCGCCATGATTCTTCCAAACGAAGCATTTATCCATAATCCTCAAATAATCCATAATTTCCTTCACTATTGTACTTTCAAGCATAATTCGCTCTGCCTTTCATTAAGAGATTCTATCTGTCTTATAGGTATCCTAAGTTCTACTGCTTTTTGTATTTCCATGGCCATTCCTTCTGTAGGAACACCAGTTTTAGTATAAAACCACAATTCATCGCAGCGTCCTAGTATTTCAAGTCCGGCCTGAATTCCCATATTCCGCTGTATTGCATCGTTTTCATCTAGCATGGTTGGATATATCAAATGAGGTGCAAATGGTATATGTCCTTTAGAAAATACATATCTGCATATATCTTGAGCAAGTATGGTGTTTTCTTCAATATCTCCTCTAAATGGAGAACACACAAATATTAGTTTTTTCTTCATCATCGTTCATTTCCTCCTAGTAAGCTTTTCTTACAGTCTCAAATCCTAATTGTTTATATTTTATTTCTTCCTTCTCTTTATCCGTTAGAAATGGATTTTCTGCACATTCGGAGTCATTCTCTCTAATTTGCATAAAAGCCGATACGGCCTCTTTCTTGTATAACTCATTTATTATTAGCATAAAGTCCTTATATCGCCTTATTGCAAGTTCTAACCTGGTAATGCTCTTCTCTATAAATGCCTTATCTAAATCAGTTTCAGCTTTCTTGAGCTTTTCATGAAGCTTAGCATGCTTGAATTTAACCCAGTCCCAGGAGAAGTCTGTCCAATAGTTCTGTGATAAATCTCTAACCATATTAGTTAGCATTCCTATTGCTTTAGCTTCATCAAAGATTTCAAATTGCTTTTCTAATTTGATAATTTTTTCGCAAATTTCCAAATAAGCAGATTTCCACTTTGCAAATTCGCAAACGCTTAATTCCTCGGCTTTTTGCTTACGTATTTTAAGCTTGATCAACTCGTCCATATGCCCTCCCAATTTATGTAAGTAAATATTACCGCAACCCCAGGTAATATTTTTAAGTTCACAAATCCCTGTTTTTACTAGGGTTTTATACTGTGTTACGCATTACCTCTGAATTTTCAAAAATATAACGTATATAAAATTATTGAAATAGTGGAGTATTAAAGATTTCGACCCTCTTATGTAATATATATATTCTATAGGTAATATAGGTAATATAGTATATAGATAGCCTATTTGAAAGCTTTTAGCTTAATACCTTTTCATTACCTTTTGATTACCTTAATACCCCAAAATTTCAATTTAAAATTCTAAAATGGACACTCCAGCTCCCCCACTTTTAATGCAACGAACTTAACATACTTACCATAGTATCTAAATGTAATTTGATTTTTATCTTTGTCTGAGTATATATATCCTCGTTCTCCAAGCCCTTTTAAAGTCTTTCTGTATGAATATCCTTTTTTAACTAATAAGTCTTCTAATACATACGGAAAAATATAATAGGCATCCTGTTCCTCTCTTATAGTTCCATAACATGGCTTAGAATCTTTATTAAAATTATTTGAATTTGCTATTGCCCAGCTCTTAATATAGGCGTAGACTTTTTCTATTACATCGCTGTCTTTATCTGTCTCCAGGCCTGACAATATACTAATCCCCATATTATATGAAGCTTCTTCATCGTTATCTTCGAATATCCACCTGCCCGATAATATGTCAGCTAAAACTACCAGAGCTACAGCAGACACATGAGTGCCCATTTTATTGCTACAGTTCTGTGATAACTTTCGTTGTACATATGCGTGCATGTGTTTAAGCTTGTCCCAATCCTCACCATGCTCTAGTGTTAGTCTTTCTACAAATTTTGGCCCTGCCGTGCCATAAATTTCAGGAGCAATATCATGCATGCGCCTAGCTTCACTTTCTCCGTTAAAAGGAGCTCCATATAACTCAACTACTCTTGTAGCCACTCCTGTTTGAGAAGTTGTGTCCCAAAGTGGCTCTTCTCCAGTAGTTAGGACAATAGTCTTCCATGATGTCATGTTTTGCATCCCGCCGGTCTTTGTGCCTCGCAATTTAGAGCCTCCTATACCCAGCATATATATGAGATTATCCATAAATTGTTGGTCACTAGAACCCACCTGCCTCTCGTCTATACCAAGCGGCAGATCATTATAAAAACCTGCTATTCTTTCCAGTCCAACTCTTGTAGCGTTAAATGTTACCATGAGATCTTCACAATTCCCCCATACACCAAGAGCAGCTTTCAATGCAGCGGTTTTCCCGCTTCTTGAATCAGCCCAATTGTGTATGAAAAATACTCTATGATTTATAAGTTTTAACAAAGGTGCAGCAAAACTTGCTGCCATCATGAACCTAAAGATATGATTTTTCCTGTATGAACCCATAACTGACACCCATTCTTGCAACGTACTTTTGCAGCTATAGGCGTTTAACCATCTCATCGAATTCCTATCTACATCTATGACCAGCCCTTCTTCTTTACTAAATGGGAGAAAGCTTTTATTAAACCATCCAAGTTGCCTAAGACTCTTTTTAATAGGCAGGAAGTCTATATTTTCTGCCTCCAATGCTCCAAGAAACTTTACCAGATATCTTGCAGATTCACTTGTAACTGTAATTCCTATATCAGCCAATTGCGTAATAGTCCTACATTGAAACACTGTACTTCTCGGATAAATTATGCTCCTCCATTTGCTATCCCTATAAAATGATACTTCTACTTTTTCCTCTCCTGTATCCAAAGAGCACATCCTGCCTGATATAAGTACTGGAGTCCTACATATGCATTTTGCTATTCCTGTGTTGTTATCTATAGAGTGGACTCCGTTAATATTAATAACCCACCCTACAGGCTGCCTTAACCTTATGGGCATACCCGGCACAAGTTCTTCAGCTTTTGTTACAATTTCTTCTACATCTAAAGCTTGTGCCATACTCATAACAGCTTCCCACTTACCTTTAAATGCTCCGATATCAGCACAATGGAGTTCACTAGGGTCTTTTGCACCTACATTTTTGCAGCCAATCCTAAATACTTCACCTTCAAATTCTTTAGCATGTAGAGCCTTACAAATTGTTCGTTCAAACACAACAGCACCCACATCTCCTTCGTGGTGTATATATACCTTAAGGCCTTTTAGAATTTCCACCCATTCAGGTTTAAACGTGGATGCGCCAGGAACGCCTAATGCAGGAATGTTATGAAACCACAACGTATGCGTATCACTTTCTCCTTCTACTAGTACTACATAGCCTTTACTTTGTATCTCTGACAATTTATGCAGACCGTACAAACATACTTTAGCCCCTTTACTCCAAGTAAACATCTTGCTTGCATATCTGTATCTGGTAGTAATCTCTTTGCCAGCTTCGTCTAAATATGGTATTTTTATTCCGTTTCTGTAGTCGCCCATTTTCCAATCTTCAACAAGCCACGCAGAGGAAAACTGTTTTTCATGGCAATAGTTTTTAATTGTGTATATACGCTTTCTGGCTGCTTCCTCCTCGTCAGAAATACCCAGTTCTTTCAAAATAATCTTATACGCTTCATCGGTGTTAACATTATCTATCTTGCTCCTGAACGTTATATAATTGCCTTTTTCATCGCATCCGAAACAGTTATACTTACCAGTCTTCAAATCTACTGAAAATGATAAGTTAGTATCATTATGAAAAGGACATAATGCCATAACCTTATCACCGGTTCTTTTTACTTTTTTAAGAAACCTAGAATATTCCATAAAATAATTAATTTTACTATCAATATCTATGCAATTCATGGTATAATCCTCCTATAAGGTTAGTTTTTTGACGTTTTTTATTTTTAAGTTTTACTATTGCAATTAGGTATAAGCATTTCTGCTTATACCTTTTTTGCCTCTTGTTAGAATGGTATAACGTTCGATGAATCATCATTTCTATTCCCCCTAGTCATAGTTTTAATTTGTGCAGAGTATGTTCTCATATTTGACCTATCCTGATCATTTAAGATTCTGCCCATTGCAAACTGTGCCTGAGCATAGGTTATACCGCTCTTGCTTTGTTCTTTTTTTAGAGTTATCTTAGTTATAACATCGCAGGACTTCATACCTTTCATTACTACTTTCTTAACAATGTAATCATTAAATGCTTGAAGACTGGTAGGTGGAAGTGTTAATCTTGTAGGAAGCATGTCCCCACTTTTTAGTAGGAACAGTCTATGTAAGTTTTTGCACGCTTTACCTGTGCCAGCTTCACCTGTTCCATACTGGTTTAGGTGACATGTCTTACAGTTTCCTCCCGGAGTTCCCAAACCTGCTTTGCCATCCAAGCTTGAGCAGGTGGGAGGATTATTTTGTCCGTCATATTTACCTTCGTAGTATGCATTCATAGGATAATGGTCTACTATAACTGCCTCTATTTCTTTTACAGCGTCAGGGTTATCAGGATCATCTCCGGGTACTTCAAATGCCGTAATACCCCCACTCGGTATCTTTATTACATCAAATGTAATATTTAAACCTTCCAACTCTTCTACATCTATTGAAACCTCAGAGCTAGGTACTAAGAACTTATCTGCTTCCTTTACTGCCAATTCATTTCCTTCGATTCTATCCATTATTAAATTCCTCCCTTTCGTATTTGAATGCTCGTTTTTTCATAAACACTTACTTTGTCTGCCAGCCATTCAGGTAAAATCCCATCATTAGCCTCAGTCTGCTCCTTTATAAATCCGCTTAGCGTTGATGAATTTACTGTAAACAGGTCATTGTAGCCCATTTTTTTGAGAGCTTCGTACAGGTCTTTCTTCTTGCTCGGAAGGGGAGAACCGTAAGTTGCGATTTTGAGCGAAAACATATCCCCATTTCTGTCAAACCTAGACATCTCGTTATCAACCATCTCTTTTATCAGCTGTGCCTCCGCCTCTCCTATCTGGGAGTTAACTACTTTTATTCTGGCATCTAAAGTTTTCTTCTCTTCACGTAAACTTTTAAGACCATCTGCCAGTATTAAAAACCCTCCTGACATATACATTCACCTCCTCTCATCTAATTAATTAGTACTGCTACAGATGCTTAAATAAAGGCTTGTTTTGTAATCACCACCTTTCAGACTTCATCAGAGAAAATTTATAGAAAATCATTCAGGAGCAAGGGTACATTACAATGACTCAGTATCATCGTCTTCATCATCATCGATTTTAAAAAACAAAATGCATCCCCAGCATGAATGATGGTCTACAGCTTCGTTAAACTGTTCACACCAGTAATACTTTGTTGTGTTGCCCATTAATTTTGCGAACAGGCATCTCTCAGCCGTCATTTCCGACATGATTTTTTCTCCTCTCCAAAGAACTGTCTCCAATTGTCCACTATGCTCTTTGCTATATCTTCCTTCTTGCCTAAAGCATCTAGTATCTTTTCATCTACTGTGTCTTTTGCCAGAAGATGTATATATGTGCATTTTTCTTTTTGTCCTATCCTGTGAATTCTAGATATAGCCTGGCTGTAATTTGAATAGTTATAATCCAGACTGTAGAATACTGCCGTGTGTGCTGCTGTAAGAGTAATACCAAGTCCTGCAGTCTGTATCTGAGCTATAAACACCATTACGTCAGCGTCCTCTTGAAATGCCCTTACCATTTCGCCTCTATCGGATAAATTAACCTCTCCTGATATCCAGACATATTTCAGCTTCCTGGTTCCGGCTTCGCCGGTATTTGAACCGTAGGCTGCCATGTTATTCTGTTCTAGTAATGCTTTGATTGCTTTTATTTCAGATATGAATCTTGCAAATATAACTAGTTTTTTACTGCCTTCTGTTACCACTTCATCTATAACCTCTTGAAGTGCATCTAGCTTAGCATTACTAATATGCTGTTCTATACCCATGTCATTTTTAATCCAGCCTCCAGTTATCTGACATAGCCTTAGCAACCTAGTCAAGACATTGGTGGTGGTTATTTCACCTGTTTGCATGGCTGTATAATTTTCTTTACGTATCTCTTCATAGACTCCCATTGCATGTGTTTCTAAAGAGCAATATCTATTTGTAAAAACTTGGTCAGGTAAGTCTAAAGCCTCATCTTTTGTTACTCTATAAGCTATGCTGTGAGCCCTTTTTATCAAGTCATCTAGATTGTTATATCCAATAACCTGGTATCCGCCATAGCCACCCATTTTGGCGTATTTAGTCCTAAATAAGTAGTAGCTTGTACCAAATATACTTTCATCTAAGAATCTGTATTGAGAAAATAAGTCTAGTGGAGAATTCTGAACCGGTGTACCTGATAGAATCATTTTATATTTTGTAGCAGCACCTAGTTTATGAATAGCTTTACTCTGCCTTGCTGTATGGTTCTTAATCCTCTGGCTTTCATCGCATATAACCATGTCAGGATTCCAATTAAGAAGCTCATCTATAAGTCTCCACGTAGCTTCGTAATTTATTACTGCAACACTAAGGATTCCTTTAGCATCATTAAGAGATTTCAGCTTCATAGTCCTTTGCTGCATTGACCCTTCTAAAACCTCAAGAGTATACTCAAAATCTGCATATTCCTCAAATTCCTTGACCCATACCGCCATAACTGAAGTAGGACATATAACTAAAAGTCTATCTAATTTATTATTTAAATAACCTCTTCCTGCAGCTGCTATTGCAGTTAGTGTCTTACCACATCCCATTTCCATAAGAAGTGCTGCGCCTTTTGACATTTATGTTACCCCCGGTTGTCTAATCTTTAAATAATCCCATTAATTTACATGCAACTTCATAGCCTCTTGTTTGATGCCTGTACGGTTTTACTTTTATAGGCATAGGTTCTGATTCTATAACCCTTGTTGCAAGCTTTGCCTTTTCAGCTTCCTGTATGCGCTTTTTCTCTTTAAGGTATGCTGCATATACGGCTTCATCCATTTCACAATATAGAGCCCTTAATATATCTACCGAGTCAATGGTCAGAGAAATCTGCCATGATTTATCTAGTGAATTCCATTTGGCTCCTGCAAGCTGTTTTATGTAGTCCTTATACCGGTAACTGTCATACAGCAAAATTCTGTCATGACCTGACAATACTGCTCTCACAGGAATCACACTCACTTTTATTAAAAATATCTCCGAGTTCTTCGAATAAGACTTGCACTAAACTGTCGATGTCGACCTGACTTTCTCTGTCGTCATATAAGATCTGCTCTTTTTTGAAATTTCTGTCCGTAATTATAGTGACCATTTGGCATTTCTCCTATTATGTAGAGTCTAAATGTTACATAGATGTCAAAAAAAAATTACTCATTAATAAACAGTTCTAGCTTACCTTCGGCTTTAAGTACCTTTAAAATCTTCCATGCTTTTTCCACATTGATGCTCCTTGACCCAGTTTCTATTCTCGAATAGAAACTTCTATCAATGCCAACTGCTTCTGCTACATTTCTTTGTGACATGCCTAATTCTTTTCTTCTGTCGATCAACCCCGTTCGAACTTGTTTCTCCATGTCTAATTCCCCCAACGATGTAGATTATTTTGTCCTTACCTTTAAAACTTGTCCTTCGTATATATTGGCCTTGTCCAACTTATTTATTTTCTGAATGTCATAGATGACTTTTCTGATATCAATATCTTTAGGATTATGACTCTTGGCTATACTCCATAATGTGTCACCATAGCACACATACACCTCTTGGTACTCCTTCTCCCAGCACTGTGTTTTTGCACGAGAATATCCGGATATTCCTAGAGTTACAACAAGTAGAACTATCAATATTATTGCTGACACTTTTCTCATATATATCCCTCCGTCACATTTCATGGTCACAATATATATTATTAGTGTCATGTCGTCAATATATTTTTTAAAATTTTTATCGGTTTTTTGATTAGATTAAAATAGATATACATATAATCCTAGTAATTCACTCTTAAACGCACCTTCTAGATTCTAGCGAATACCGCCATTCTATAATAATATTAAGTGAATTGTATTCAATGCCAACCCTTCAGCAAAATTATACAAAAAATTACATACAAAATTCAAAAATAGAAAGTACATTTATATTTACTATTGACAATGTGTCACCTCATGCTTAATATATACAGTATAAATTGACGTTGGAGACGGTGATTAAATGTGGAATAAGAAGATAAAAATATTCAGAGAACAGGCTGGTTTGACACAGGCTCAACTTGGAGAAAAACTCGGCACAACCCGCGAGTGCATAGCTAACTGGGAACTCGGTCGCAGAGAACCAAACACAGAAACATTTATTAAAATAGCCGAATTCTTCAACATAACTTTAGATGATTTGCTAGATGCACCTAGACTTAGCAGAGAAGTATCTGACTTTATACAGAAGGCACAGATATACTTTATGAGTAATAGGATCAGTCAGGAAGATAAGGATAAAATAATTCAAGACGTAATAAATCTGTATTTCAAGAATAAGAACGCAAACCCTGTGAATAATTGTGATAGTAATGAATAACCCGCCCGCTATTCTGAGGATGTAGTTTCGTCTGGCTTCTTACTCTTATTTTCCAATTGTTTTATACTCTTTGTAGGACTCGGGAGATTTTCAGGCATCGTACCACCCAATTCTTCAATTGTTTTTCTTACTTTTCTACCCACTTCAAAATGTGTTATATTAGCATTCGTTTTTCCTTGTATATTTTCTCTTCTTAGCTTGGCTTCTGTTTGAGTAGCTCTAAAAAGATTAGCCGCCAATTCTTCGCTTCCCATGTGGTCTAGAATATCTTGACTCTTTTTCAGATTTTTGTTTTGCTTTATATCACTTGCAGTCAATCCACCGTAAAGCCCCTTATACCCGTGGTTTTGAAATATAGCATAATCTATAGGTTCCATCACTCCAGCATTTTTAGCTGCATCTGCCAAATGCGCGTTGTGTTTTTTCATTTCATTTCTAAGCTGTAATCGTTTTTCGTCCTCAGTCAAATTTTCAAAATCCTCATGAAGTTCTTGCTTCCTTGTTTGGACCGCAAAGTAGGTTTGGCCTAGAGCAACTAGTTCTTTTGATGGATCAGCATTCTGTATTATCAAATAACAGGCATACCGAGATAATTGATAATTTTCTACTTTCCTCTTAGCTTTGCTTCCGATTTCGACCATATCGTGCACGTGCTCGAAATGGTCAGAACTACTTATATTACTATTCTCACAGGACTCTATAGCTTTCTCTATGACATTTTTAAAAAACCTATATTCAGAATAGCCTATTAAACTCATTAAGTCTCTGGCCGACCAGTATTCCTGACCATATTGGTTGATTTTTTTTATACTTTCAAATGGATTTCTAGTCAATTTTTCACTTATCTTATCTGACATACGTAATTATCCTTTCATGTATATGTTTAGCTAACTTCATAGTTCCGATTTTACCACAGTTAGGCACATATTTAAAATAAAAAATACTTAAATTTTATACCGTCTATATGGTGACATTAACTTGATTAAGTGCACCAAAGAGTTATAATGGAGTTATAGGGGAGTTGACTATAAATATTATGAAAGATTGGAGGTGCGTTATTATGGCTAACAGTCTTAATATCAATTTAATCAATAGAAAAATCCTAGTAAAAGAGGAAGCTATGAAGCAAGATTTCTGTGCAGAAAAGGATAGAATAGCTACAGTATTGGGAGGCTTTGGAGCACATCAGGATACTTCCTAAAATCCCGTACCTGTTATAACTATGTAGGTAGATTGACACCCATATAGCTATAAAGGTTTTTCTGTGCCTCAGTTATTTCCCCTATCCGTATTTCACACCCTGGACGTACGAAGCATTCGATAAGGTCAAGCTTATCGAGGAAACCTTGCATAGTGTAATTCTTAAACAGTTTCTGATCCTGCATCTGCTTCTTGATGTAGGAGAGATAGATAAGGGCGATGAATTCAACAAACAGTTTGCCGTCAAGACTCAATTCCGATGATACTGCAAGCCTGCGGCAATCAAGACGTTCTTTGATATTGCTGAAAGCCTTTTCCACAAGATCTTTGTTCCGATATATTTTTAACGCCTCAGCAGGATCTTTAAGTTCATTGCTAATGAGTGCAAAATATCCGTAGTTCTTCTTTGCTTCATCCATTGCTTCCTGCTTTGCAGTTACTTTTGCACCACGTACCGGGGTGATTACTACATCAAAGTATTTCTCATAGAGCGATTTATGCTCCAGTACCAAATTACCGCTTTCCAACTCCTCGTTGAGCATTATCATTTTCTTTGTGAATTCAAGTTCATCGTCAACCGCTTTTTGGCTATTGAAATATAGATGCATGTACATCCGTCTTTTCGCCTTGATGGTATCTCCTTTGTATGGACGCTCTTGCGTATAGTTCCACTCAACAGGGATGCATACCATATACATGTCGTACTCTTTGTTGTAGTTATTCCAAATGGGTATGGAATCTCTGTTTTGTTCGAGCTGTGCTTTTACAAACTTCAGAGAAAGACGGACGCCCAACAGGAATTTTATATGATCACGGAACAAGCCGTTGACATTGTCTTCACTGTAAAATCCCCTGTCCATGACCATATGCACTTTCTGGTACCCGAGATAATCAAGGTCTGCAAGTAAGTTCTTTACTGTTTTGACATCAGTAATGTTGCCAGGGAGTTTACGGTAGTAGAATGGAAGTTGTGATTCTTGTCCAAACAAGAGCGCCAGGTTTATCTGAGCCAAAAGGTCGTGTTCTTTATTATGTCCGTATTGTACCTGTTTCAAGCACTTGGAATAGCTAGATATGGAAGAGATATCATATGCCCAGTACTCCTTTTCCAAACGTCGCTTTCCCTGCAGGCTGAAGAACTTAAGTCTGTCTTCTTCAGTGATGGATGCAAACAATTCACTGCTGCGTTGTGAAGGTATGTCATCATCAAAAGGATGTTTGTGTAGAGTAGACCAATGAGAGAACCTGCTTAGTGGATTCTTATCCTCAAGAATAAGGAAATAGGCTATAGAAAGTATCTTTTTATACATGACTGGGAAGCATTTTTTTAAATCTTCTGTAATGCCAAGTTTTCTGCCTATTTCATCAAACAGATAGGTTGCTCCATAAAAGGTTCTCTTACAGTATTCAGTTGGTTTTGGACCTCGCTTTCTGACTCCTGTTTCTTTGCTGTTATCGTTTTCCTTTGGGCGATTAGGAACAATTTCGCCGGTTGTAGAATCAACATGCCCTATGCACCTGCGTTTTGACCGCCCCTGTTGTTTTTCCTTATCCCAGTAGGGAGTAGATTCATATGCATAAGTTATGCCGCTTTTCTTATTTTTATAAAACACTATAGACCCCATAAAAAATTCACCTCACATAGTTATAATTATACATTGTAACTATGTGAAAGTCAATAGAAAGCCCTTGAAAAGTTTAGGATTTTCAAGGGCTTGGAAGGCTTGGTGTTTATCCATAGTTATAAAAAATTCGGGAATTTAGGATACTTTAGGAAGATGCATATTTGTAAAATGGGACAGCGATGGAGTAATAGATAAAATAGATGGATATGACATAGAGAAAGTATTAGACTAACAAACCACTATTCATCGATCGAAGCAGTCTTAGAAGATGTTGTTTCACTATTTATATCTGTATTATTTTTTGACTTTTTAGCTCCGTATTTTTTGGCTATAAGTTCCTGAATTTCTAAGGAAAGTTCTTTCGCGTGCTTAGGTAGGTTGTCTATGCTACGGCACAATTGATTTTCTTCCATAACAGTATCTACTGGTGTAGGAGTATTTGACATACAAAGCAGATAGTCAGATGAAACTTGAAATAAGTTACATAGTTTTACAATAGCTTCGTCATGAAGCCTTCTTCGCCCTTTTTCTAATTCATATATGTATTTATAGCCTACTCCGAGAACTTCTCCTACTTTAGCAGCAGTCATTCCATTTTTCATGCGGACTTCCTTTAGTCTATTCTTCACCATATGGTATCTCCCTGTGTACTAAACATTTTATATTTAAATAACATTAGACATTCTTATTATACTATTAAATAGCGCTATTCGATAGAATTAGATAACCTTCGTGAAAATCATACAAATACGACATAAATAGACAATAAAATACAGAAAAAGACAGCTTACGCTATTGACTTCCAGGCACTACAGATTTAACATAGACACTGTAGATTGTAATGAAAATGGTGATAAAAATAAAATGCGGTGCAAGGAACTAATGACATCTAGAAGCCATAATAACAATATAGCACTAACAGGTAAATTATTCAGTACAAACTGCAAAATGCCCTTACCCAACGTTTACCTTAATCAATCACTTAATAATTCAACGTTTTGTGGCTATGCATCAAGGTTTAGGCAAACTAAATATCTAAGTTCCTTAAAAGACAGAATCAACCCGGACAACGAGGACTTAATATTTAAAGACACTATTAAACTATACATTGAAGACCATGGAGAAAAACCTCCGAGCGATTGACAAGGCAAGAATCGCTTTAGAAGTTAACTCCTTAGTCCAAAGATTCTGTACCAGAGACCCTTTTAAAATATGTAATTGTCTAAATATACCTATTATTTATGGTGATTATAGCGATGACGTTAAAGGGTTTTACGCATTTAAAGGAATATGTGTAAATAAGAATATTCCTGATTACTGCCATGGGATTATTATAGCTCACGAATTAGGGCATGCCGTCATGCACTCAGATGATAATTATTACTTTTTAATACATTCTACTTTATTTCCTGTTAGTGACATGGAGGAAGTAGAAGCAAATTG